TATTATTTGAATATGATGTTACTGTAAAATGTGATGTTTGATAATATCTAACACCATTTATGTACAATTTAATATCATAAGATTTTCCACTATAAGTTAATCCGGAAGTAATTACTTCGGATAATTGTGGTGGTGCTTGCATTAATTTTATATTTGCAAATGTTGCACTATTTATTCCACCATCCACTACTTTACTATTATTTATAGATAAAAAATCAATTAAATCTTTATTATCATAATATGGAGATGGGGTTGTAAGCATTCCTTCCAATCTACCATTTCCAGTTACATCCGTTTCAGTTGAAACAATAATTCTTTTTGTAGAAAATGATTTTTTAATATTACTATCACCATCAAATTTTTCAGGTAGTAAATATGCTTTTACAGTTAAACTAAATTCAATTCTATTAATTCTTTCAGTTCCTTCACCTACTTCATTTACAACATTAAAATCACCTAAAGATGTTCTAAATTTAAACCTATCTTTATCTCCCCAATATGTTCCCGTATATTGTAATTGTTCTATTACTGCATTTAAATGCTCCGTATATGAAGTCCAAACCATACAATCATAGTTTAATTCAACATATTCTGGCATTTGTATTTTATAAATTTCATATTTAGGTTGTGTGTTTTTACCTAATAATGTAAATCTATCGTATCTATTATCTTTTGAATATTTTGTAATACCTTGATATGAAACGTGTCTGTTTAACATTGGCATTTGGTCATCTTTTGCAATAGATGTTCTACGAAGCATCATTAACGGTAATTGAATTTTACCTTTATCATCTCTAAATACACCTTGTCTTCTTGCACCATTCCATCTTTCGGAATTACCATATATTACAGGTATTTTTAATGCAACCCCATTATTATCTAATGTAGGTAATGCAGTATCTTCTAAATAAGACATCATTGCATAATCTATATCAAAAAGTGAGATACTTTGTTTTACATCTCCTTTTGTAGATTTTGATTGCAGAATCCTATCGGATTTTTTTAATGGGTTAGTAGACATATTAATCTATTCTTTTTTCTATGTTTAGATTTGATTTACTTACTTCAAATGCTGATATTACAATACTCCAATTATTATCAGGAGAACCCGCTACAAACTGAATTTCGTTTGTATTATCAATTTCATAATACGAATCATCATAATATATAATATCACCAATTTCCGGATATACATTTCTTTCTTCACACAATGCTCTATCAACTTTAAAGGTCATAGCTTGTGTGGTTTCAGCACCAAATCCTTCATATAGAACTCCTTCGGGGTCTTTATCAACTAAACCAAATAGTTCAACACCTGGATGCCAAGTTTTATTTAATGATTCTCCGTAAATATTTACTTTTGTAGCATTTAAATCTATTTTAAATAAAACAAAAGTGTTTTCTATCACAGTATCTACCAATTCTCTGGCAATACTATGAAAAAAATCTAAATCTCTACCTAATGAAAACTTTGGCATATTATCCTACATATAATTTTAAAGGAACTTTTCTTAACATTTCTTGATGGTGAGTTGATTCGTGTGCTTTATTTTCCATTACATTTTTTCTACTCATTTCATCTAAGTTTTCTCTTAATTGAGTTATCAACATATCTTTTTCAACTTGTGCTTCTGCTCTCAATGCTGCTCCATCCAAAGAAATTTCTGCATCAGGTATAGGAATAGATGAATACTTTTCTCTAATTGCTCCTAACAACTCTTTAGAAAGTGCTAATGTATATTTTCTAATCCATTGTTTACCAACATCATTTATATTTGAATATTGAATAAAATCATATGGAATATCAGAATAATCAGAAAGAGATTCTGTTTGAATACTTTGTGAATCATGTTCAAATTCATCTCTACTCATATACTCAAAGTATATTCTATCTGGATGATTTATAGCAGGAACAGGAAATATTTCTAATTTATTATCTACAATATTAAAACTGTGTGCTGATTTACGAATGTGGTCATTAAATTCAATATGTTGCATTCTTAATACATCTTCATATAAAGGCATCATTAAGAATTGTGCCGCAGGAGAGTAGTTACCAAATCCCAACTCACTCATTAAATTTAAAGTACCCTGCGCACCTACCGAATATGGGTCAAAGAAACGAGTAATAGCAGGAACTGCTTCGTGATAAACTCTTGTTACATCAACTGTAGATGAACCACTAAATATTGCTCCAAAAGAACGACCTGATTCAGCATCTGTTGCTTGAGTCATTAAATCGTATATTTGAACCGATGATGTTAATGTTACATATGCTTTTTTAATTGCAGTTGAACCACCTACCCCTGCTTGTGTACCGTATTGTTGTGCCATACGAATTGCAGTAGGTAAATATGAACCATCAACGAGAGTTTGTGAATAGTTTGCTATTTTACCTTTTGGTTGTCCTCTCAAAATATCTAAGTTATTACGAAGATTAAATTGATTTACTTGTGCCGAATATTCTGAAACAGATTCTTCAAAACAAGTAAATATTTGTTCATTATCTAATTCAATATTAACAATTGGCCATCCCAATCTTTTTGCTACCCATGTTGCAGTTTTGGGTGCATCAATTCTAAACTCAGTATCTGAATCGTAAATTCCAAAAGGAGTAGATGAACCTGATATAAATGAGCCAGATACTGAACCTGACCAGTATGTGTTTACAGACATAATGAAAATTTATAGTTTTACACCTATAAATATAAGAAATAAAAAAGAACTGTTATTCCTATAAAACAAAAAAGGAGAACATTTCTGTTCTCCCTTAATGATTACTCTAATCCGTTAAGATTACAAAGTGTTTAAACCATCAATTACGATTTTACCGTAGAATTCTGGTCTAACGATTTTCTTAGCGTAACGAGTCATAACACCACGTCTTGGAGTGAAGTTAGTTGGGTCGTACACTAAAGGAGTCATAATCAACGGTACATATGGAGCGTAAACCGCACCTGTCTCGAAGAAGTTAGAACCTTTGAAACCTAATAAGATAACGTTCTCAGTCATATAAGGGTTTTTGTAAACATCGTATCTGTTAGAGATTTGTCCGATGTTAGTTACACCCGCTGCGAAAGTTAAAGCATCTTTACCAGGGTTTGCAGAGAATCCGTTCATTGATTCTAAGATTGTAGCTACGTTAGGAGAAACAACAATGAAGTTTGCTCCACCTCTCATAGTCAATTGGTGAATCTTGTTAGAGATTTTCTGTAATTTAATTCCTAAAGTCTGGAACCAAGTTGATTTTGTGTAAGCAGAAGCTGCTGCTGCCGAAGAATCGATTGCAAAACCGTTACCAGTCCAATCGTATCCAACTCTTGCTGACCAATATTCAGAAGAGAATGCGTTTTGCTGCAACATCTCTAAGATTTCTAAGTCAATCTCTAATGAGATGTACTCAGATAACATTTGAGTTAATTCAGCTTCAGCATCTACTGAGTGATATGCATTTAAATCTTGCGCTAATTCAGGAGTCCAAATTGCTTTCAATTTACGAGTCTTAGCAACGATAGGCTCAGATTTCAATTCTAATTCGATTTCTGGAATCGCTAAATCAGAACCTCTATCTTCAAAATCACCTCTGTTATAATCAGTTGGTTGAACGTGGTAAGTTAAAGTTTGTGTAGTAAAATCAGTTGCAACAATTGCTCTTGTATCGATTGAAGCAGATACCAAGAAAGATGCAGAACCTGCACTATCAATTGTAGTTAATTCAGGGAATGCAGTTACGGTCGTAGAACCTGATATTTTAAATCCTCTTACACCATTCCAATCTGCTGGAGCAGAAGGAGTGTTTACAGAGTTAGGTAAACCTACTTTTATTTTTCTCCAAGCTTGAGAACCACTTGTAGCTGCAAAAGATGCAGATAAAGTTTCATTACCTAAGAAATCAGCTGCAGAAGCAGAAGTTACAGTTGCAGTAACTGCTGCAGTTACATCATTGATTGTATATCCAAAACGTCCTGCTCCGTAAAGACCACCTTCAGTAGCTTGAGTAGAACCC